CTGGTTTTCCGTGGAGTTTACGTTATTCAACAAAAAGTGAACTATATAATGATCACTCCTTTGAAAGTTTTTATAAATGGTTTCACGCGGAAAGACAAAAAGGTGTTCGCTTACCTGTTGTGTGGCAGAACTCAGTAAAAAGAGAGTTAAAGACAAAGGATAAAGTCTTTCTGAATTCTGTTCGTACCTACATGTCAGGTCCAGCTCAATTAATATTAGAAGGGTATTCATATTTTGGAGATCAAAATGCAAAAATTGTTCAAGCAGCCAATTCTTTGGAAATTCCTATTACCGCTGGTTTACAAAAATACAGTGGCGGTTGGAATAGGTTATACCGTAAATTAAAACGTTTTCCTAATGCAGGGATTATGGACATAAGTGCCTATGACTCAGGTTGTTGCCAGAAAATGTTTCAAGCAGTATATCGAGTGCGCAAAGCTTGCTTTGCGTCGAGCGATTGTACGGCTGAAAATCGTTTAGCAATAGACCAGTACGTCGAGGACATTTTAAGTTCCTACATCTTGTGTGATGAAGGGGAAATAGTTCGAAAAGATACGGGTAATCCTTCAGGACAAGTAAATACTATTACAGATAATTCAATGATATTGGTATTAGCTTGGTTTATGGCTTGGATAATTCTAAAACCTGATAATTATACTAATTCGTGGGAAGAATTTCATGAGTTTGTAGAATTGTTTGTGTGTGGAGATGATTCAATTTATACAATTTCTGATGAAATATCAGAATGGTTTAATCCATGCGCAATTCAAGAGGTTTTTACAACTTTTGGTTGGAAATTTAAGATTGAAACCCCAGAATTTATGGAACTGGATGCCACTGAGTATTGTTCTATGTGGTGGTATAAAAGTGAACGGATGGTTTTTCCTAAACCATCTTTAGAGAAGATGTTAAGTAGTCTAGTTTATAAAGGTCGTACAGAATCATTAAGAATGACTTTTCTTCGAGCGTGTGCCCTTCGTATAGAATGTTGGTACAATTTAGAATGCCGAGGAATTTTGGAAGGCCTTTGTTGTTGGTTGCTAGAGAATTTTAGGGAAAAGATGCAAAATCTTCCCATTACCCCTTTAGATCCATATGGATTAGATGAAGTTTTATTATCTTACCTGTCATCATATGAAATTGAAGAATTGTATATTGGTGGCGAAAACCATAATGTAAGCTTACAACCAATAATAAAAATATTGTCAGATTTTGGTTTGGATCATCATGAGTTGGATAAACTCTGTGTTTAATGATGAAGATGATTTAGAAGCTCAAGATGGATGGTCAGAACGTCCATGGCGATGGTTACCGACAGCGATCCAATATCCTACTGCTGTAGCAGGTGGTATTTATCGTGAGATGTTTAAGAAAAGAAGCGTCTTAGAGAAGAAGGATCCCACGCTTAATAAAGACTCGTCGGATGACAACATGCCAAAAGGTAAGAAAAAGAAAGTTGCCAAGCGACTCAAAAAGAAGCTCGCTAAAGCAGGAACAAGAAAACGAGCAGCAATTGCCGTTATGCGTCAGGCAGAAAGTAAAATGTTTAACTCACGCGGTAGACGGAGAGGTCCGAGACCACAAGTCTCAAAGGTTGGTCGTACTACGGGAAATTATCCAGGCATTGACTATCAGCGTAAGGTATCTGCTGGATCCACGGTTGTTTTCAGCTCAGGATCAAGATCAGGATGCCTCAGAATGCATTGCAAAGTCCGCCTTGGAATTGCTCAGTACACAACAACAGCAATTACCCAAAACGGAACCAGTACCCCCTACCCCTGTATAGGTGTATTATTGGATGCATCTAATACTTTAGATACAGTAGTTCCTTTTAATCCTAGTCTGGCATATTATTTTCCTGGACCGTTGCAGTCAATGGCTCAGAACTTTCAAACATTTAGGTTTGATTCAGCTAGTATTATATATCAAACGTCATCACCAACAGCGTTGGCAGGAAAACTAATGTTTAGTTATTCGCCAGATGTTCGATATTTGGATAGTAGAGGTTACACTAGTACAAATAGATATTTAGGTGAGTTTGATTTAGCTCGTATTGCATGTACTAAGACATTTCCTGTTTATGAAAATGTTCGTTTCAATATTCCTATAGAGAGAGCTGGCATGAAATATGTTAGGTCTATTTATGGAAATACAGCAATACCTTATCAGCTGAATGGTAGTGTAGTTGCGGATTCATCAGAAGACCGTGATTGCATTTATGGAATATGGATGTTTACTTCAAATGTTCCATCAACTACCGTAAATGGTACTCAGTTTGGTGATTTGTATCTGGAAACCACTGTGGAATTATGTGATTTGGCTTCGGTCATTACAAGTGCAGTTTCTTTAACAAGTGAGGAGAAGCAGATGCAAAAATTTAGAGCTATGTTAGCTAGAGTCCAGTTAGAAGACCAAGAAGATGATTCTAAGGTTACTGTTCAAACAGTTACTGAAGATGAGGCAAAACAAATGCCTGGTTATGCAATTTTACAAGCAGCTAGATCAGCTGCACGATTAGGAGCAGACCAATCTTCTAGGTTAATACCGTTAGGTACACCAAGTGATAACATTCACTATTTAGGAACTAGATCAGGTTCTAGAGAGAGGACTTAGGCTGAAAATCATTCACCGTTTTAACTTTTTTTATGGTGAAGAGATCAACACTGAAAATCTTTTGAGTGGTTTCGATTAGTACGTGTTTTGTTTGTTAATCTGTTTAACGTGTCAGTAGTTAAAAGCTCATTCACGTGACAGTCCACGCATTGTATCCCTCTGACAAGGGCCAACTACACCGTGGTGGCAAAAAAAAAAAAAAAAAAAAAAAAAAAACCAACACCCCCCCAACACCAAAAAAAAAAAAAACACAAACCACCATTTTCAAATCTTTGTAATCAATTGATTGTTAAAATGCGTGGAAA